TTATAAGTTGAACTGCCGGACATCGGGCAGCTGATTACCGGTGCTGCAGGCGGACTATTTTTCTTTACCGCATTGCTTACTACATAAGCAGAAACTGCATCTAATGCATCCGTTACACTGATACGGTACCGAGTATACATTCCGGCTATCGAAGACGCATTTGTCTCATAAGTTCCGGAGGTCGCGCTTGAAGTAACAATCGCTAAAGCCTCAAATGTAGACCAGTTCGTACCATCCATAGAGGTAGACCTCTGGATGACATATTGCTTTATGGCACTGGTTCCCGGTACCGTCCCGCTCCATGAAAGTGTTATGGTGTTGATTTCATAAATGGTAGGGGAAGCGGTAAAGGATGAAGGCGGCATAGGCAATGTGTTTTTACGTACACTGTTGCTCGATACCTTCCAGTCGGAATAGAAGCTTTCACCGGCTGTTCCGCGAGTCCTTACCCGGTATCGGCGATAATTGCCTCGCGCGGCAGGTGGGCTGACACTCAAACTACCGCTTGTGGCAGATGTATTCACTGTAGTTAAAGCCATCCACTCGCCCCATGTGCTGTTATCGACCGAGTCACTGTATTGTATTTCATAAGATGTAATGGCATTGCCCGCTCCGCTTGCTGCACCACTCCATGATAAAGTTACATTTCCTTCCGCCACTGTGGCATTCACTGTACAAGTGGTTGGCGCTGCGCAGGCAGTTATATCGCAATAGATGCTGTTACTAATCTTCTCTGATGAAAAAACATCGAGATTATCTATTGTCCATATACCAAATTGAGTATATGTGCCTGGTGTTCTTGATACATCGGGAGTATAACTGCCACCACTTGAAGCCAAGGTTAAGGTGGTTAGAACATTCCATGAGCTCCATGTACTGTTATCCGTGGATGTCCTACTGGCAATCTGATATCCCTTGATGGCACTGGTTCCGCCAGAGGCCCCGCTCCATGTCAGCGTAACGGTCTCGTTACTGTAATGTGAAGGTGAAGCAACTGCAGTGGTGGGTGGGTTCGGTACCGTATTTCTTCTTACAGAATTCGTTGATACCTTCCACCCAGAATAATAGCTCGCTCCTGCTGCGCCACGTGTCCGCACTTGGAATCTACGGTAATTTCCCCTTGTGGAGGACGGTGAAGTTGCAACACTTCCGCTGGTGGCAGACGTAGAAACAACAGTAAGTGGTATCCACTCACCCCATGTGGCATTGTCCGTAGATTCGCTATATTGGATTTCGTAACCGGTAATTGCATTGTTCGTTCCACTTTTTGCTCCGCTCCATGACAGGGTGATACCACCTTCAGAGAGAGTGCTACTTACTGAACAGGAGGTTGGCGCCCCACAGGCAGTCGTACGGCTTGCCCAATTGATGGTCAATACAATCTGGCTTAAATCATCCCTACCTGTAAAGCCCATATAATTAACAGTACTCGAGCCGCAATCAATAAACAAGCAGTTGCTGGCTCCGCTACCGATGGAGTCTATTAGGGCAGTGGAAATAGTAATATCTTTTGCACCTTGTCCCGCTGAAATAGTGTAATTATATCCAGTGGTTACCTTTACAGGCCTACTCGCAGATACATTTGTACTCGATCCAACGGCTGGAATTCCATATTGATTTCCTGCATAAAGCGTCATGGTTCTGGCAGAACCCCAATCACCTGGCCGATGTGGGATAGTATCCGGCATAGGTATTCCTAATACTGGTGAGGTCAAAAACCATGACACCGACATTCTCATAGTTGTTGGCTGGTGTATATACGCCTTGTCTTACGTTTGGCGTAACCCCTGGAATCCAGCTCCCGTTTCTCCATGTACATGCATTAATGGCTTGATAAGTTGCCATAAGAATTCACCTCACTCATATACCGCTGATACAAGGGAATTCACCAAGCCACACAGATTCGTATTCAGCCGTGTATCCGTGATATTATTCGCAGCTATAGATGTTGCAGCTGCAGGCACTAAAACGTCTGCAATACAAAGCTCATATACATCAGTTGTCCTTGTCAGCGCAGGTGCAGTTGGCGTAACGGCAGGAGTTCCGGTAACAGCAGCCAGCTGAATACTCCGGTTAATCATGCTTAGTCGAACAACAATCCTGTCAATACGAGGATTGCTACCGTTTGCAGTAGCAAGTGGAATATTCAAGGCATCGGTATTTTCATACCGATAACCATTAATCCATGCACTTCCTGCCGCCACACTCACAGCTAAACCGGTTCCGGGCGATACCTGTAAGTTTGTAGGAGTGGTATAAAAAATCCCATTGGAGACAAGGCTCCCAAAATATGCTGCAAAATCTGTCGCGTCATAGATCCTGTCTCCGTCAGATGAGTTAAAGAAACCGCTTTTCTCCATACGCAAAATCCTCCTTAGCTGGTTTTTGTGTACTCAATAATTACATAGCCCGTAAACGCCGTTCGATCATTGCCAGGCTCAACAACGATATTGGTTTTATCCGCATAAAGGCCGATTTGAGATGCGAAGTTGTTATACCTTGCAAGGGGTAACGGCAGGAAAACTGTCCCATTTGTTGCAAAGCCGGATAAACTGACTACAGTATCAAGGTTTGTAATACCATGAGCTACGCTTTTTGGCGTTGTGTCCGTAAGCGTACCGAGATTTACTTCTTTGCGATATATAGACTTGCCGTCTATCCATTGCCTTCCTGTGTTTTGTTCCGTCGTGGAGTAATCAGTAAGCGCCGAAGCGATTTTGGCAGCAGTAATCGTTCGATCCGCTATTTTTGCTCCGGTGACCCCTCCGTCTGCAATCCTAGCACCTGATACAGGCGCATTGTAAACATTGTTGATACTTGCTGCAAAGGTGCTTCCTCGTACTGCAGCTGCAATATCTGCAAGATTACCAAGGGGAAAACTCAACCAGTTAGCCTGGCCAGACGGATTGTTAAACAGGAAAACCGATATTACATAAAACGTCATGGTGTTCCTGCTAATGAAAAAACCCATAGCCCGCTGGTATCCATTTCCTGTGTTATCACCATTATGCTTTACTAAAAAGACGTGCCCATCGTCACTGGGCTGGTCGCTGAACTTATTTCCGCTCCATGAGGTGAAATAAATGGTGTCTCCGGGAACCATATGGTGCATGGCATATTGACCGACAGATATTGTTCCTTCACCTACATTTACCTCAAGAGCAGGAAGTTTACCGAATAGATTGTTAATTGTATCTGTAACGGTGTCCCCTTGAATCTTCGGATTTACATCCTCTAAGTCACCTAGGACTTCTACCACCTCGGATATTCCTGACGGGGCTTGCAGGGCTGTTTTAACCTGGCTCATATCAGAGTTGAGCTTCTGTGCAATGGAAAGCACCGACTTTCCAAACGTCACACCGATGCTTAATCCAGTTGCATCGTAAGTCTCCTCAATTTCCATGATTCGGGTTGACATTGACACGCCCCAAGGCTTTGAAATTACTTTGACAGTCTGGCCCAGATCAAAATCCGTTTTGTAGACAAGGTTACCGTGTGGATTGACAGACACATCAAAGGAATAACGTATGGCCAATTCACTCAGCCTGCTCTGACCTCGGAAGGTCAATGCCTCAGTGTAGTCTGTACCGAAGTCATCCTTTCGCAGGTCTTTGGCATCAACAAATATCTCACGGCGAGCCTCCCCAGAACCGCCGGTAATAGCGACGAATGTGCGTTCAGACCCCTCTCCCTCGCCGCCGACAAGTGCAGTGTTGGCATAGTCCGCAGCACTTTCTGTGTATGTCTGCTCAGTCAGATTCTCGTATTCCTTAGAGAACACTGCTTGAGAAGCTGTTCCTTTGTACAGCGTTACCGTAAATGTCCCCTGGGCTGGTTTGAATACAGTTTTAATTCCGATACCCGAAGCGTCACAGAGTTCTATAACCGCTTCCATCAGGTTACGATACGATATCTGTGTATTTATTGGCACATCAAGTAACGGCGATAAGAATGAAATGCCCGTAATTTGCCGTGCTGGATCGGAAGGATTAATAAGGTTCTTATTAAGAAGCTGTTCCACACAAGATGACAAGTCACCTGAGAGAGACTCTGTCTCCCAGATAATGCGACGGGCCAGGAAAGAAGTAGCAAATCGTCCGGTAGCTGTGATGATCTCACTGTCGGTTTGGGACAGTTCTAAGTGCTCGATAATCCCGGCTTCTTCGTCGTCACTCTTCCAAAGGATGTTACCAGCCTTAAGAAGTGCAGTGTTCTCCGGCGTGGCTATTGCTTTCAGTTCAAAGGAACCGCACTGAGAGTAGCGCCGCGTCCAACGCAGGTATTCAAAGGACTCTACAATACCAGCAAGTTGCCGGCTTGAATTAAAAACATATAACTCCATACTCACACCCCCAGAAATTGCGGTCGATAGTACAGACTGACTTCAAGTAGTTCCATATTCACCGAGGCATCATAACGCAGATTGTTGTGCCCAGCGGCAAGCTGAAAAAAGGTTGAGCCTGTATCCAACAGCGAAAAGGCATTTGTAACTGTTGAGCCGTCCACACTAACCACACGCTTGCCAGCAAAGTGGGTGTATACCCGTAGTTCATCTCCGGCACTCATTGTGGTAAGTAAACGTATATACTCACCGGTATCTATATTTAAAAGCTCAGGATTCGTGACCGTTCCAAGAGCTCGAAACACAACCTCACAGCCACAGGCTACATCACCGATATTGTTCACAGTGATGATTTGGCTGGGCTGGCGCATTCCGAACTCCATGCCTGTTTCAGGTATCTCAAGTTCAAACTCGAACATCGGTATCCATGATGCCAGTTCTTGCCGCACCTCGTTAGGTGCTTCAAAGAATGGCGACTGGCAGAGCAAGCTAACAAAGAAGTTTGGTATTCGTTGTCGTGAAGATACCGTGAAACCGGCCTCCTCCACAATGCAGGCAATCTGCCGCTCTCTAAAAAGAAGCGTACCGCGCAGCTTCGGGCTGAATATATTTAAAAATCGCTTTCTAAGCTCATATGCTTCATCGTGCGTATCCGCAATAACCGTACCCTCCAGTGTGATGTTTCTCATATCCAAAGTGGACGAGATATAAAAAGCACCGTCCTGATCCGGTGCCTTAAAGGTATTTATGGTTTGACGGATATTGCCCGTACCATCAATCTTAGTAAGAAAATACGGACGGCTTTGTTTAAGTGTAATACTCTCGCCGTCCGCATTAGTGTATGTTAATTCCATGTGCCGACCTCCTCAATATGCCAGAGCTAGTTTGCGGGACAGGTTCTTAAACTCCCGTGCCAGTTCCTTCTCGGACAGGGCTTTGGGCGTAACTACGGAAATACTCTGGTTTATAACGGTTCCTTTTGCTCCAAGAACCCCTGTGCCTCGAGATAGGGAACCTGCCAAATTAAGCCCTGCATCAACCTCGAAGTCAGTGGGTATTGCCTTCCTCATGTCTTCTCCAACCCGATCCATCGCCTGCTCGAAGCCAACACCTATACCAAGCCCCATATTGCTACCCAGTTCTGCAAACAAGGAAGATGGGCTGTGTATGCCGAAGAAGTTCTTGATCTTGGTCATTACATTTCCGAAGAAACCGGATATCTTTTCCCACAGCCATGCGGCAGCGTCGTTTATGCCCTGCCATAATCCTTTGATAAGGTCAAGACCGGCTTTTGCCATCTCGGGAATATTCTCAATAATAGCCTCAACTATGGCCACAATGATTTCCGGAATTGCTTTAACAACCTCCACGATGATTGTTGGCAGATTGGCTACCAAAGCCACCAAAAGCTGGACTCCTGCAAGAATGATCTTGTCAATGTTTCCAAGTATGGCGCTCACAAGAGAAGTTATGATTTTAGGTATAGCCGCCACAATAGTAGTAATGATCTTCGGCAGATTCTGGATAAGTGCAACCAGCAGCTTGATGCCTGCTTCAACGATCAAAGGAATTGCTTCAAACACAGCAGCAAGAATGCTGTCGATAATCTCAGGTATTGCCTCCACAATTGCATCAATAATCTCCGGTAAAGCATCCACGAGGGAAGTTAAAAGCTCGATGCCTGCCTGCACAATCTGAGGCAGGGCATCCAGTACTGCTCCGACGATTCCGTCGATAATCTGCGGCACGGCCTCCAGTATCTGTGTAATGATGGATGGAAGTTCCTGCACAAGCGAAACGAAAAGAGCTACACCAGCTTGCACAATTTGAGGTATGTTCTCGGTAATCACCGTAACCAACGCCTGCACGATCTCCGGTATGACTGCCACGATTTGGGGAATGGCTCCTGTTACAAATCCGATGAGCGCATCAATTACTGCCGGAAGCGACTCAATCAGCACCGGTATAGCTTCAACAATACCCTGGGCCAAGCCGAGCATCAGCTGAAGTGCCGCATCAAGCAGCAATGGCAGACTTTCAATGAGAGTCGTCACAATCTGAGTTACAGCAGAAACAGCTGCCGGGATAAGCTCAGGCAGCGCATTAGCAATGCCGGTAACAAGTGTCGCTATCATCTGGACTGCCGCTTCCACTATTGCAGGAAGATTGGCTATAATTCCGTCGACCAGCGCCAGTACAAGCTGAAGAGCACCCTCCGTGATTCCCGGAAGTGCATCAACCAATGCTTGGAGAAGTGTATTTATAATTTGACTGGCCGCGTCCACGATGACGGGCAGGTTATCAATTATCGCAGAGCCTATGGAGGTTACGATGCTCAAAGCCAATTCTATAATATCGGGCAGCTGTTCCAGAAGCATATTTACGATGCCGCCCACGGTATTGCCGATAACCTCACTGATCTTCGTCCAATCGCCGTTTGCTTCGTTCAGTCCCCGGGTAAACTCACCCAACAGGCTCACACCATCGTCTGCCAGAACCTGAAGCTGCGGGAGCAGCACCATGCCAAGGGCATTCTTGGCCGCTTCACCTCCGGCTTTTAGACGCTGCATAGAATCATCAAACTTACCGAGGGCCTCCAAGGATTCCTGACTCATGACAGCCCCCATCGCCTTGGCTTCCTCGGTAAGTTGATTTATGCCTTCCGAGCCTTGTTCAATGAGAGGATTTAGCTCTTGGGCGCTCTTACCGAAAAGCTGCATGGCAAGAGCATCTCTCTCGGTTTCGTTTGCTACGTTACCTAGTGCATCAATAGTCTCCCAGTACACAGTTTCTGAATCCCTGAGGTTACCATTGGCATCGGTTATAGAGATGCCCAGCGCCTTGTACGCCTGTGAAGCCGCACCAGTACCCTCGCGTGCCGAGTTCATGGAACGTATATTTCTCGCCATACTGCCGGTTAAGGTTTCCATTGAGGTATCTACCAGTTCGGCGGCATATTTGTATGCCTGCAATGATTCAGTACTCATGCCGGTAACAGTTGACATGGTGAGTATGTCGTCTGCATACTGCGAAGCGCCAACAGTCATATCGGTGAGAGCTTTAGCCGCTCCGACCGCAGCCGTTCCAATAGCTGCAAACGCGGCACCCATGGCCACGCCTATCCCTTTTAAAGCCGAGCCGAGTTTTTCAAGTTTGTTTGAGGACTCCTCGATATCATCAACCAATTCTTCAACGACATTTCCAAATTCATCCACCTTTTGCCCGGCATCGTTATACCCACGATCCACATCGCGAAGCGATTTTTCGTTTTCAGCCAGCTCATTTTCCATGCCGTTAAGCTCAGCCTGTGCTTTATTCAGTTGTATCTGCCAGTTTTGCGTGCGTCTGTCATTTTCTCCGAAGGAGGAGGCGGCGTTGTCCAGTGCGGCCTTGAGGGTTGAGATTTTCTCCCGCTGCGCGTCGATTTCTTTGTTTAGAACTGCGTTACGGGCTGTAATCGCCTGCACGGATTTGTCGTTCTTATCAAACTGACTGGCCACAAGGGTCATTTCGCTGCCCAGTACTTTAAAGGACTGATTGATTTCCCGCAGGGCATCCTTAAACTGCTTTTCTCCCTCCAGACCTATCTTCAGGCCAAAATTATCCGCCATACCGTTTCACCTCCTACAAACCCGTCGGGATAATATCATCGATCGTTATTGTTTTCTTTGGCTTCTCGATGCCGTGCCATTGCTTATGGCAGGCCCACAGGTCAAGAAACAGACCGATGGGCATAAGCCAGAATTCATCTGCGCTCATGCCCATCTGCACTGTGCCGTAATAGTAAAGTCGGGTAAAGACCTCATCGTCTGTTACCCGACTTCCACGTTTTTTGATGCTTCTTCTTCGCTTTCTATATTACGCTTTGTGCCTTTGAACATCGCCAGTGATGGCGCTCTTATATGAAGCCAGTTCCAACGGTGAAGTCAGAAGCTCTACATCCTCTTCTTTGAGAATTTCCTTAGGATTATCCTTGTTCTTTAAGTTGTGAACGAGGATAGACTGGTTTGCCAGCAGAGTGATCAGCCACACTATCTCATCCAGAGCCATTTCGAAGTTTTCAGACTTCAGCAGCTTATCTCCAAGGTTCTCTAAGCCCCCATAGCGGCGAGCGATCTCTTTTGTGGCTCGGGTGGTGAGTATAAGCTCAAATTCAGTGCCACCAATATTGATAAGAGCACTTCTTTCTGTATCCATCTTTCAATCCTCCTATGGCTCCGGCGTGTAGACCGGTTCATATACCTGTGTAAACCAGCCTGAAATAGTTGAGGAAGATACACCTGGATCACCTTCGGTGACCTCTGCTTTCCACGGGTGTTTTCCCATACCATCCAGCTTATTGCGGCGCATGACTGTCCCTTCAATGGTAGGTGTAGAAAAGGTGATCGAATCAGCCTTTGTCTGCAGGTTAGTGGCTGGAAGTCCAAACACCACACGGTATAACCAAAAATATCTGTATGTGCCGTTAGCCTTTTGTGCACGAAAGCCCACCGCGACCGGTGTCCCGGAGTTCTCGCTGGCTGAAATCAGAACTCCATTATCATCAGTAGTTGCACCAGTCAGATCCGCCGCAACAGTGGGTCCAATATCATCGATACCAAGGGTAAGCGTACCGCTGTTGAACTCCTTCACTACCTCAGCAGCTCCGTCGTCTGCATATAGTATCGCTTCAACTAATTCAACCGAAAGCTCGGCAGTAATAGCTTTAGCGAGTACAATAGGTGTTCCATAAGTTTCTTCGCCGTTGGCATCTTCGGTTATCTTTGAATAATACAGTCTGTCAAGACCGATGGTTGCCATATTTTATTCCTCCAATCGGTGATAGCCGGTATCGTCCTCGTGTCCGATATACCGTCGCTCGGTTACTATGAAATCTGCGTTCAGCAAGGCAGCAATGATTTGCTTTTTACGCAGCTGATAATTCGCCTTTGAAAACAGTGATATCCGCGCTTCCTGTACCTCAAAGCCAGGACGGTTATCTGCATGGACTTCGAAAATGTCCGAAAGCGGGAGAATGACTACATATTCATCCGGCGCCATACCTGAAAAAACGCCGGTCTCCACAGGAAGTGGCACGGCGGATATAAGGGTATTTAGTTCCGATAAAATGCTCATAACTTGCCGATTTCCTCCTCCAGTTTGGCGATCATAGCTTCAGTGCAAGGCTTCCGGGACGCCGACTGTGCAGGCTTAAGAAATGGCTTGGCTGGCTGACCGTGTTTGCCATATTCGATAATGTTGGCAATCTTGGCATTGCTCTCTCCATCTGATCGTGGCTCAGCAAAGCCAACCTTAATATTGAAGTTGCCATCCCTGTCCTGCTTGGCTTCCGAAAGTCCCAAAGATGATAGCATCTCACCAGTTGCTCTCGATGGGTATTTTGTTTCCTTGCCAATGGATGTACTAAGATTACTCTTAACCTTTTCCAACACAACTTTGCCACCTACTTCGAGCACACGTGGTGCGATAACGTCTATCTGATCACCAAGTCTGGATATACGCAGGAGGAATTCATCAGGCATCTTTATACTGA